CCTCTATTAACGCTACGCCAAAATCAGCGGCGTCGTCCCCAGTCCAATCGGGTATGCGAGCCTTAACACGTGCAATTAGATCTTCTCTAATTGAGTAAAAATCTTTACTTGTGTAGTCTACTGAAATTGGAATTGACGATGCTGCAGATGTCATGATGAGATCTCCTCATAAAATGGGTTAGTTGAATCTATGATTAAAAATCCTATTTCCGTGTTTACTTCTTTTTTGTCTGGAAGCGAATAGGTTATTAGAACCTTTATCTCTCCTGAAACATCGTCAGGTGTTACTGTAACATCCCCCAGTTCTAACGCCGAAAGCCATTCAGGAAATGCTTGTTCTATAGTGTTTTGTATTTCTACGCTTGCGATATCTTGGTTATTAAATATAGTAAAAGGAATGTTAGTACCAAAGTCTGGCTGCATTACGCGCTCTCGAAGAGCGGTTCCAATAACCGACCTAACCCGATCTCCCCAAAATTTTTGTGGCGTCTCTGCTTTGGCAATATTTCCAAAAGAGTCAAGTGAAAAGGGTAAAGAAATTGCCGATTGTGTGTTCATCTGTTTACCCACCTTCTTGGAGTTACGTTAAACCCAGAGTCTGTTTGAGAAATCATGGCTGCTTGTGCTGTTAGTTTAGTATAACTTGCTCTGGTTGTGGTCCCTGTCCCTTCATCCGATAGGTCCATGGTTGGAATTAACGCCGCCTTGCTTGGTCTCATACTGCTGGCTTTGTTTCCATGCGTACCATCTGTCATGCAAGTAAACTCAACGCTGTAACGACCATCAAAACTAACAAAATGAATTACCTTTTTAATAACCCAAAAACCATCTGAGTTTCCTTTAGTTCCAGAGACATGGACAGTTCTGTAGGGAGCCATACGTGGGTCCCCTTGCCCGTTCCCTTGAGCCTCCATAGAAAATCTAGATAGTTCTGCTTTGGCTTTTGCAATCAATTCGGCAGCATTTTTATTTCCAGAGTTTGTTGTTGGTAAAGTTTCAGAAAAAAGTGGATCTTTTGTTTTGTTGCGTAGTTGTTTACCCGTTTTAGTTGCAGAGGAAGTACTTGAGTATTGTTTTCCAGTTACAGGATCAATACCATTTATAGTTTTATAATTTCTAGAATTTGAGTCTGTATCAAAATGATCTCCAATTTTTGGTACAAAAAGGTCTAATGTTTGTGAATCAGGGTTATTGTACTGTGTAGTGTAGTTATTGTTTATAGAAAGAATTGGAATAGCAGACATATGTTTATTAATCATAATATCTAAAGGATGAAAATGTAACTCTGTACCGTGTACTTGACAAACATAACCTACTTTTGAAGCAAGTTCTTGTAATTTTTCCCAATAAGTATGGCCCGACAAAGATTGTTGACTAAAACGTAATGGGTGATTTGTAACTACTGGTTTTAGTCTAAACTTTTTTGCAATTTCAATTGCAATTTCAGATGCAGTTTTATTTACCCATATTTTAGATCCGCCCTCTTTCAAAGGAAAAGAAGCACCAACAACTGTAATTACAACAAAGTTTTCTAAAGCCTGACTTGAACGCATAGAAACGCTGTGAACGTAGCCAAAAAACTTTCCTTTTGTTTTATCGTTGTTCCATATAATTGAAACTGGAGTTCCAGTTTTTAAGGCTTTAAAATAAAAGTCTCTTCCTTGAGCGTACCTAAGTTCCACAACGTCGTGTTTTCCAACCTCTTGATGAAGTTTAAAGTTGTAAACAGGAACATTAAAACTTGGAAAATCTGGATACGTTACTGAAATAGATGAGGTTATTCTGTTTTGGGTTTGTCTAATCACGAGGAATCCTAATCTTTGTTCCTATTGAAATATTAAATGGGTCAAGAATGTCTGGATTTATATCCATAAGATTCCACCATAAATCCGCACGCCCCATGTATTCTAAAGCCACAAGATCAATGCGGTCTGTTTCTACCCAGGTGTGATAAGTAAAAGGAGTACTGTAAGAAGGCCATTGACGAAAAACAGTTTTTTTGTACTTACCATCACGAGCATCATAAGCAGTAAAGCGAACACTTCCATCTTCAGCGTATCTGCTGTCATAAAAAATAGTCATAACATCCTCTACGTGTCTTTTGGTTTAGGAAAGTCGTTAAATCGTCGAACAGTCATATTTACTGTTGACAGTATCGGTACCATTCGAGAGTTAAAGACAGCGTGGTTTATTGAAAGTTCTTGAATTTGAACTTTGTATCGCATACCTGCACCAAGGTGTAGTTCTACAACGGTTGGACGGATCCAACCTCTATCCGCTGTCATTCCGTTTATATTAGACCTAAAATCACCGTTTGGACCCATAATTGTGCGAAACAGATATTCAAGGTCGTACATAGTTCCACGTTCGTAAATCATTTTTCGGTCTTCTTCACTTACGGGCGTTGGATATGCGCCTAAAACTGTATTCATTGGATTTGGGTTATTTAGTGTGTCTGTTAATTTTTTATCACCTGGACTTGTGTATTTTCCATTTTCATCTATATTGTTAAAATCTTCAATACGATTTAACATAAGACTAAACGAAACGGTACTAGCCATAAGACCGACAGACATTGGAAAAGACTTATCGGCTCCACTTGCCTCAAAAGAAGGAACGGTTTGGCTCACTTGGCCCCAGGCTAAACCTACAGAGGTTGGGTTGTACAAAAATCTAAATCCATATAAGTTATTGTCAAATTTCCTATACGTTTTATCTTTTGCTTTTTTCGCAGCCGCTGCTCTGTCGGATTCTGCAATTTTAGTTGGAGCCATCATCTGGGCAAATTCGTAATTCATTTGAATAGTTCCAATGCCTCCAACCACACCTTTCCAAGCATTGTTTGCATCTGTAAATTTAAAACGATCCATAGTTGTTCCAGATTGTAACTTATCCTGAATACCACTAAAAGAAAAGTATGCTTCTTTTACCATAGGGGCGTTGTACTTATATTTGCCTACTGTCATCTGTACTGGTGGGGCCACTTCTTCTGTGCCGTCTTCCGTACCTTTAGGAGGTACATAAGGTGTGGTGTCATTTTTGTCGTCAGGTTTTGTAACTACTGGCGGACCGCTCCAAGAAGAGCCGTGTCCTGATGGCAATCGAAGTTTTGCCTTTTCTTGACTTCTTTTGATTTCAGCGGCTTTCTTTAATTCTTGTGTCTTTTTAAGGCTTGCAATAGCAGAATCTAAAATTTTTTGTTGGGCATTAACAGCGCGTACTCGCCTGTCAAACTCAACACCCTCTTCATATGACCGTGGAATTGGATGATCGGAGTTGTACGAAGTTACCATAAATTTAAGTGCTGTTAACGTGTTTGTTTCAGCAGTAATTAGACCAGTGAGAGATTCAACTTTTTTCTGATATACAAAAATTTCAGTGTCAAGTTTTTTAATTCTTTCATTAGTCTTTTTTCTTTCAACCTCGCGGTCGTGTTGTGTTTGAGCCTTAGTGTCATTTTTGTCCGCTGTTACTGCGTCATCGTAGGCATCAGCCTGTGTTGCCATTATCTACTTCCCATCGCTGAAATTGTCGAATCGTTGTGCAGGTACTCTTTTACTTTTTTAGCAAAACGAGCCGCTTCTTCATCTGAAGCCTTGTCAATTTTAAGGGTAATATTAATAGTTGTATTGCCTTGTGGCCCTACCGCTGCGGCTGCAATTGAAGCGCCAAACCCAGATGAACCTCCACCGCCAGGTATTTCTAGCGCACCTAAACCTCGATTAAATCTTTTAGTAGCGGCCTCATCAGATTGATCTTTTGGTCGCTCAAAGATTCTCATAAACGCCGCTGTTGCGTCGTACCTGCTTGCCTCTGGGTTTGTTAAAATCCCCATTAAATCTTTGTAACCTTTGTGGTTTAACTCTTTCATTAAGAACATTTTTTGTGCTTCTAAGGTTGATGGATCTAACCCTTGTTCTGCAGAAAACTTTTTTAAGTTATCCCAACGACCTTTGTGCCATTGAGCAATTCCATAGGAAGTGCCTTTGTCACCAAGTGCATTAGTACGCATATTAGACTCGGCCATAAGGTTTGCTACAACGCCAAAAGCACCATTAGGACTTAAACCTTGTGTAACAAGCCAATCCCGCATTTCTTTTGCAACTTCGTGAGGCTTTCCTGTAGGGGATCCAGTTGGAGATGTAGAACTTTGACTATCGTTAGAATCATACCAAGCAAATGCTTGGTTCAAAGAAAGAAGTCCTTGAGTTCCTAGACTTGCCATTGTGGTAGACAATTTTGCTGGAGAGTTTGAACGAGCAGCGCCGCTTAACTCGCTAGGGTTAACAGGGTTGTTCTTTCCTCTACGCACTTCGTAGTGAAGGTGAGGGCCTGTAGTGTTACCAGATTTTCCAGATTTACCAATTATTTGTCCAGCAGAAACGCTTGCGCCAAGTTGTACATCGCGGGAACTTAAGTGTCCGTACAATGTTTGGTAACCATTTGCGTGATCAATAACTACGGCTGTTCCGTAGTCTGCGCCAGGGCTGATACTGGAAACAACACCGTCCATATAACTCTTTACTGGAGTTCCAACTGGTACTGCATAATCAACACCTGTGTGAGTGCCGTTAGTAGAGGACCAAATTCCGCTGTTATTTTTTTCTCCAAAGCCTGCACTTATTGCGCCATTAACAGGTGCGCCTCCGCCAATTGCAGCACCGTAACCAGAGGATGCTCCACCAAGACCGCGAGCACCGTAACCTGAAGAACCTCCACCAGGCACCAGAAGTGATGCAGCCGTCATAAAGTCTGCAGCAGCGGCGGCAAAGATAGGCGCTGCATCCATAATTCCCCTACCAATGTTTGACCCGTAGTAACCGTCTGCATAACCCTTCAATCGCCCTAATGCTGGAGCAGTCAGTTCAAGTGCTTCGTTTAAAATATTAATTTGTACGGCGGCGTCGTGGAACCCCGCAACCATCGACCCAGTTGCTGCTTGCATTAGTTCAGTTTCAGACTCATTCATTATTCCAACTGCGTCAAGTGATGTATTTTTGTTATCTCCTACTGACTCTGCTTTAGCAAGATCTGGATCTCTTCCACCTGCAATATCAATAAACATCTGTGAAAAGATTGCTTGTTGCGCATCAGTAAATCCCATAGTTTTTAAGTTGGCACCTGCGTTACCCATAAGGAGTGCGTTTTGTACATCTTTTTCAGTAGCGCCCTTTTGAAACATTTGGTTAAAAAGTTCTTTAGCAATTTGTCCTGTTGACTTTTGTTCTCCTGAAGCAGCGTCGTAAGTGTCAATGCCATATTGATAGAGGTTAGCCCCGCTTTGTCCAGAGTGAAGTCCAGCAATTGCTTGTGCTGCTGGAGCGTTTTCCATTCCTAAATACCTAAACGCTCCACCAACTTCAGAGGCTGCTTGTTTAAAACTTGCACTTCCTGGAATATAACCAGCACTTGCAAGAAGCGGTGCAACCATTCCATCTGCACCAACGCTTGAAAGTCCTCCATGACCCATTGCCTTTAAAGTAGATCGTTGCAGATCTCCTCTACTAATACCAGGTGCACGAAGGGCTGCTTGGTAGTAACCGATGTCTCTTTGTATAGTGAGCGCAGTATCAGGCATTTGCCCCATTGATTGTACGGCCAGTGCAGCGGCTGTCTTTATTGCACCAAGTCCTCCGCGATACGCAGCCTCAAGGGGAGAAATACCCAACGAAATTCCCGCAAACTCCACGTTTTGACCACCGCCACCTTGTGGGCTGACGGTGCTCAGTGCTTGAGCGTGTGCAACGCGTCGTTCTGATCCTTGGTGCTGTCCAGAAAAATCTGCCATAGAGTTTTCTAAGAAGTTTTGTCCATTGGATCCTTGGGCAACAGGGTACGAGAAACCTGCCATTGATGGCATCTGGGAGTTTCCACTATTACCGAGCCCGTACTGACCACCCATTGATTGGATGGAACCACGGACATCGGTAATAGCAGATGCTGCAACACCTTTTACACGTGCAACAGCCTCATAGAGTTCATTAACTTTTTTAGTTAAGGTGTCAACGCCGTCGGTCAGGCCTTGAAGGTTATTAACCATCTCGTTAGCCATGCTAGTCCCTTCTAGACGTTACCCTGGCTATTTCTATCCAGTTTTTTCTTTCTCTTGGAGATAACTTTTGTATCTCTGATAATGTCCACCCTTTAAACGAATGAGTCAAGGTTGACCACTCTCTTATAAGGAGGTTGTACGAGTTAAAGTTAAAAGCGAAACAAGTTGCCAAAATTAATTGGAACCCGTACCTCGCTCTCACAATCGGGGCAAGTAACCGAAACATCTTCTAACTTTGGCCCTGGAACACGTTTCATAATTTCGGCGCTTACTAAGCGGCGATCTGCAAGGCTCAATTTTTGAACCTGTAGTTTGCTAACTACTGGCATGTCGTTAATCTCTAAAATAGTCTTTTCAAGAAGAACGGTACTAAGTTCTGCTGGTGTTTTGTCCGCATTGTTAATGAGTTCTCTTTGTGCTACTCCTGTAGGAAGTTGAACTTTAATTACTGTGTTCTTTCCTTCTACCATAAAAATAGTTTCATTAATTGGATCTGTTAACACCTTGCTTTTGATGTCGGTGTTTAGATCAACACTTACTTCTTTAACAACAGAACACCCTGTGCAATACGCGGGGATTGTAGTTGTTGAACCAAATGTGGCTTTAATGATCCCAATGACAAGAGCGTCTCTGTCTCCTGCCAACATGCTGTCTAAGAGTTCTTCTGTAGCCTTTTCACGACCAACACTTACAGTGCCGCGATTGAGGACGGTAAGCATTGCTTTTCCAATTGTAGTTGCTTTAGAAATTGCTTCTTCATCAGAGCCGTTTAATTCTCTAACCTCTGCCTCCGTGATGACCTCCCCAGCGTCATTAATGTAGCCGCCAGGGAGGATCACCAAGGTGTCTGAAGGAGAAGTAATTTTTACGTCACCATCTATAGACTTAGGTTGTTCTTGAAGAGCCTGTTGAATCAGGTTGTTTGCCAATGCGGGGTTATTCGCTGAACTAATTGTATTCGTCATTTTATTCCTTTTTTAGGTTGCAGGGATTGCTGTGGCGTCTGTGCCAATGGTTGTTCCAATTGAGATGTCAAATCCTTCATGAATTAGAGTCATCTGCTCAACAAGAAGAGCGTTATCTCCAGCATTTAGATCTGAGTAAGCAATTGCAGTTGGCCATGCGTTGTAAACTTTAAAACGCATTCCAACAGTATCAGTAGAGTTGTTTGTCTTTGTAACATCTTTTCCTGCAGTGTCTTTAACGGTAGTTGCCGTACCGTCTTCTTCACCTGCAGCAGGGGTTGGGTGTGCCAGTACTTGGATGTCAAGATCGCAACGGAAGTTTTGTCCAACAGTACGGAGAGTTCCTCCAGCGTTCATTGTTGAGAAGATGTTACGCATCCACTTCCAGTGACGATCAGCGTTTGCACCAAGCATTACACCACGTTGTAGTGTAATTGGGGTAAACGTTGACTGACCAGGAATCTGGTGTACGGTTGTGTTATATCCACCTTCACGGTAAGGAATAGAGTCTGTAGCAATAGAAAGACCTGATACAGATGTAAACCCAAACTTTACAGACTTGAGGGCTGCAATAGTACTGTTAGTAGAGTCTTGCGGATTAAACGTAACCAAGAATCGGAAGTTACGTAGAGGATCTGTTTCCATAGATCCTCTGTTATTGATAAAAGCCATTTGTAATTTCTCCTTCGGGGTTAGTTAATTGACTTTTGGCTGAGGTCAATGACGATGAACTCTGCAGGGTATTGAAGAGCAACACCGACTTGAATGTGTACTTCACCATTTTGGATCTGTACAGCGGTGTTAT